GTGGCACTGCGACGGTCGGCGGCTCGCTGCGCGTTGGTGGTCAGCCGGCCTTGGGCGGTCGCGTCGGCTCCGGCATTCATCGCATTGATGTTGCGCTGTGCGTCTGCGGCCGTCTGTGCGTTTTGCTGCGACGCCGTCTCCATGCGGCTCGCCACGCCTGGGCGGGCCTGTGCACGAGCTGCGGCACGTGCTGACATCTCGTCGTTGACCTTGGCATTCTCCCTAGCCAAGTCGTATCCGCGCTTGATGAAGGACTGCACGTAGTTCCACGACTTGCGGACGGCGGCTTCCATCGTGTCCCAAGCCGCCAGAATGCCGTTGATGACGTTGTCGAAGGCGCCCTGCAGGATCGCACCGAACGTGTTGGCGCCCTGCACCACGTACGACCACATGCCTTCCCACGTCGTGGCCACGGCCGTGCCCAGATACGTCCACGTGTTCTGGAACGTCGCCACCCACGAGTCGACCTGCCCCATAAGGGCCTCGACGCCTCGCGCCCATCCGGCCTGTAGCCCGAGCCACAGGATGTCCATGGCGCCCGCCAGATTGCCGGCGGCCAGCTCCTGATACATGCCGTCGAACGTGGCCGTGGCCGTCGCCCCTATGTCCCGCAGCACGCCCATGGCATTGGACCCGGCGTCGACGAACGCTCCGCCAATGACCGACGCGATCTGACCGAAACCGCCGGCCGCGTAGATGGCCGCACCCGCCACGGCACCCAGTAGGCCTACGGCGATCGCCAGCGGGGCGTTGGCGGCCACCCAGGCGGCCAGGCTGGTAGCCGCGGCCACGGTCGTTTTGACGCCGTACAGCACGGCACCGGCGGCTGCGGACACAAACGACGCCGCGAGCTGGTAGGCGAGCTTGACGGTCGACACGAGCGGCGTCACGAGCGCAGAAATCCCGACGCTAACGTTTCGAAGTGCAAGACCTGCAGCCGTAAGTGCCGCGCCGACGCCAAACAGTGCAACGCCGAGGGTCAGAGCCTGCTCGACCATCTTTTTGTTTTCGGACGCGTACTTTGACACGCTGCCGATCAGAAGCGCCACCCCAGACGCCAGTCCGGACAACGCTGGCGCCACCGCGGCGCCGACGGTCATCGTGATGGCCTTCATGGCGGTGTGCAGCTCGCCAATGCTGTCATTGAGCCGGGCAGCCGCTTCTGCAGTGTTGGGGTCCATCACAATGCCGAGGCGCTCGGCCTGTGCCATCAGGTCTCGTATGCCCGCAGCGCCACCTGCCAGCATCGGTATGAGTCCAGCGCCGGCCTTTCCAAACACACCGATGGCTGCTGCTGCTCTCTGCCCCGGGTCTTCGATGCGTGACACGGCGTCCGCAAGCGTCAGAAATTGATCCTCGGGAGACATCCGCTGCAGTTTGCCGATGTCCACGCCAAGGCGTTGCAGGCTTGCGGCCGCAGATTCATTCCCACGGGTCGCAGCGTCGAGCGCCCGCTGCATCGTGCGGATGCCATTTTCGAGCGTGCCCACGTCGGTGCCAGACTGACCGGCAGCAAAGCCAAGAGAGGCCACTGCCTGCGTCGACAAACCTGTGCGCTGCGCCATCTTTTGGACGGCGTCACCGACCTCTGAGAAGGCAACGCCTGCACCGACGATTGGCGTGACAATCGCTGTGCCGGCGGCCATAAGCCGGTTGCCGATGGACATCATCGACGAGCCGAGCTGGCCGATGCGCTTATTTACCGAGTCGAGCGCCTCAAAAAGCAGCTTCGGGTCCGCCCCGATCTCGACGTAGACCTTGCCCTGGCGGACTGCGTTGGCACTCATGTTTTCACCTCATGCCAATTCGGCCCGAGCAGCTTGCGGATCTCGTCTGGCGTCGCCTGCCGCGGCGCTGCCTTTTTGGCGAACGGGTTGAACTCGATCGGCTTGGCTTGCGGCTGTCCCTTGCTGCGGTGCAGGTTTGCCTGCTGACTCATGAGCCACGCGACCCGCCACCACTCCTGCTCTAGACGAGCGTCTCGAGCGGCGAAAAGTCCACGGATGGTCCATTCGTCTGGGTTGACTCCGACGATTCCTGCGGCCTCGTAGATGGCGTCCCAGATTGTCCGAGCAGGGACTCGACCGTCGTCTGTTGCAGTTGCGCCTCCGCCCGATTGGCCAGCTCGGCCTGCAGCTCGTCCATGCGTTCGACGAGCTGCTTGATCATGCGGCGAAGGCGGAGGGGGAAAAAATCGACCAGCTCCTCCTCGAGCGCACGCTGCGCCGCCTCGAGCGAGTCACCGCGCAGCGACTCGAGAAACTCTTCCTTTGTCAGCTTGCGCTCGTCGACCTGTCGGCACAGGATCGCGTAGAGCACCTCGCCGATCGTCGTGTACCGTGAGCGGATGACCTCCAGTGCGCGTCCGATCGTCGAGACGTCGATCAGGTCGAACGGAATCGACCGGTCGACCTTGCGGACGGACCCGTCCGGCTGCTCTTCGTCCTCCTGGACGTCGATACGCACGAGGTCCTTGACCCTCGCGGCCGCGCCCACGGTCATGACGAGACGCCACGGGCGGCCCTCGTCGTCCTTGAACTCACGCATGGTCAGCTCCTGAGCCCGGACCTGGTCAGAGCACACTCGACACTCCAGCTGGTGGCACCGTCCAGCGGGTTGGTCTCGCTGATGCCGGTAACCACCGCGTTGAATGACCATCCACCGGTGCCACCGCTGACGGCCACGAGCGTGCCGTTGGTCAGCTTGGTCAGGTCGAGGTCGGCGGAGTCGTTGATCTCAAACGACACCGTGGCGGCCCAGCCCGTGGAGTAGACGGCCTGCTGCCGCACGCCGTACTCCTCCACCTCGATCGTGCGTGCACTGCCGCTCCACGTGACATTTCGCACGCTCGCGATGCTGCCGCCGACCGTCAGCGTCGCATTCTTACCGAGCGTGATCGCCACGAGTCAGATGCCTCCTCGACGCGCGGTGATCGTGTACGTCACGGCGCCGTCGATGGACACGTTCTCGGTGACACCCATCACCACGAAATTGCTCGTCGCGGTGTTGCTGACGAGCTGCGTTATGACGCCCGTGGCGTCGTGGCACTCGATCTCCCACGTCTGCGACTTGAATCCGGTATCGAAGGCCCGATAGCCGATTGTGCCGGTGCCGACGTTGCTACGGTTCGACACGTCAACGACCTCGGCCTCCTCGGTGTACGTGGCCGAGATGACGTCGGTGCCGAACGGCGGGGCGCTCGCCGCCTTGAAGCCGAGGGTGATCGCCATGGTGGTCTCCGGTCAGGTTTGGGTCTTGTATCGCTGGGCGCTGACGGTGAACGTGATGATGCCGTCAATCGGCTGCGACTGGGCCACGTTCGTCACGACGAATTCGACGGCGTTGCCAGTCGTCGTGCCGGTGAGCGTGAACGTCCCGCCGACGGCCACGCCCGGGGCGTCGACGCACTCGACCTCGATGGTCTGCTCGACCATGGCCTTGATGAACGTACGAAACGTGTCGCCGAACTTGGTGACGTCCACCTCGTTCCCGGTGTTGTTGACCGTGATCGATCGGGCGTTGGAAAGGCCCGAGATCGTGACGTCCTTGCCGAGCGTGACGGCCATGTGTGGCTCCTGCTGGTGTCACTGGCAGGGTACGGCCAGGCGACGCGTCCGCCGCAGGGGGTGTGGACGGTTAGGCCGCGCGGATGGTGTCGCGGAACCGCGTGAAAATGCGGGCCACAACCTTCTGCACGCCTGCAGCGCCCTGCATGAACGGACGCTTGGGATAGCGCACCGACCGCGTGATCGTGGTCTTGTCCCAGTTGCTGGCGCCCCGGAATCCCTTGTGGGTCCAGAGAATGGCACCGTAGTCGTAGTCACCGCTAACACGTCTCGGGATCGGCTTGCCGGCATCCCTTGCATCCTTCGCACGCCTGGCGGCTCCGACGCCAATCCGCCACGCCGTGAGCGTGAGGGATCCGCCAAACTCGTGCAGCCGACCCAGCCAGTCAGCGCGAAGTGTGCCAATGACGACGCTGCGTGTCGTCCCGTCCCAGAAGTACACGATGTCGTTGTAGAGCCACCGTTTTGGTGCCCATGACTTTGGTGGCTTGCCGGCAGGCCGCGGCTTGCCGCTGCCCATCATGGTCAGGTCCCGGTAAAGCCCGTTCATAAACTCGACGACTGCACCGGCCTTGACCTCACGCTGCCCGGCCTTGGTCCGCTTAGGTGCGTTTTGACCGATGCCTTTTTTCGACGCCTGGCGGATGTCCATGCCGGCCTTTTTAAGAGCCTCGTAGTTGGCTCGCTCGAGCAGCCGGCGAACCTTGGACCGGTCGAAAAACTGACCCTTGACCCGCGCGGTGATCGCCCGCTGACTCGCGGTCGCGGCTGACACTGGCCGGCGGTTTCCGCCACGTCGTCCTGCCATCAGCGGAACGTCCTGTAGGTGGCGGTGATTACCGCCCGCCACACGTTGCGGTCGTGCAGCGCGTCGTCCGGGTTTACCTCGATAGCGACCTCGACCGGCGTGGTGACGCCGCTGGGCCACGTCACCGCCTGGTCCCAGGTGTGTGCCCGGATCGCGTCCGCGATCTCTTCGGCCAGGTCGAGCATGTCGTCCGCCAGTGCGTCGCTTGGCGTGTGCCGGCCGACGAAGACGACGGCCTGGTAGTCGTACTGGTGATGCGTGCGGTCGACTCGCTCGATCGTCAACGTGCCCGGCATGACTGCGATGACCGGATCGACCATCTCCTCGATGGTGTAGTCCGGCCAGTTGACGCGCTCGACGGCCGGCTGCGTCGCCACCGACGTGAACGTCTCGGCGTCCAGCCCGTCGGCAAGAGCGTCGGCAATCTCACGCAGCGTGCTGCTCATGGGCCTCGATCTGCTCCACGTTCTTGACTAGCCGCGGGTCGTCCGGGCATCGTCGCACAGCCTCGCGGGCGTACTGGAGGGCTTGTGGCTGCTTGCCTAGATTCCACGCAGCCACGGCAGCGAGGTCGTAGGCTCGTGTCATGGCGTCCGGGTCTGTGGCGTGCGTCGACTCGCCGGTGGCCTGCATGGCCGCCTCGGCGAACGTCAGGCACTCGACCCACTCTTGCCGCTGGTAGTGCACCCACGCGAGCTGCTGCCACGCGTCGGGCTCCGCCTTCGCCTCGTAGGCCGCCCGGTGCAGGTGCCGCTCGTCCTGCGTCAGCCGGTACAGGGCTCGGTAGGCGTACGACCGCTCGGTCGGCGTGCCAGGGAGTCCGAGGTAGTGGGCGAACGTCGCCGCGGCGGCCGGGTGCCCCACCCACTCCTGCTCACGGGCGAGGTACCAGTGAGCGCGGGCGTCGTGCGGCGCCTCGCGGACCGCCACCTCAAGCAGCTCGAGGTCCGTCTTATGCCGCTTGCCCGGCGTCCGGTGGTGGTGAATCTCGAGGCCATCGGCCACGGCCTGCACTTTCTCGCCCGACCAGCACACGAGCCCCTCGTGCGTCGGTGCCGACCACCGGAAGCCACGGCGGGCGTGGACGCGGTCTGACAGGAAGACCAGCCCGGGCACGCCGGGCGACTTCCACGACCAGACGTACCGGTACCGCAGGTTGTTGACGCTGCCGGTCCACGCCCGCTCGATCGCCTCCCGCCACCCGGGCTGCAGCCGCTCGTCGAGGTCCAGCCGCACGCACACGTCCACGTCGTCCGGCAAATGGTACAGCGACAGGTTGTGCGCATCGTCCCACCGCCACGGGATCACGTTGCCGGTCATTACCGTGATCCCGCAGGACCGCAGGCGCTGCGGCGTCGAGTCGGTCGAACCTGTGTCCGTGACGATCACCACGTCGGCGCCGTCGGTCGACTCCGCCCAGTCGATCGCGTGGGACTCCTCGTTCCTGGCCAGCGCGTAGATGCCGATCTTCACGAGCCGCCCCACGTGTAGATGGTGTCGTGCGGCAGCCGCTCCGCGACGGCGTAACCGTGTGCCGTGAACCACGCGTGCACGTCGGCGGACGTGTGGCCGTAGCGCGTCTCGTTGCCGATCGTCTCGACGACCACCGCCGGCCTGTGC